GGGTGTCGGCGAAGCCTTTCATATATGAAGCGGACTTCATGACCCTCACCAGATCGGTCCCGGTAAACTTCTGTGCTTGGAGCTCGACAGAAGAGACATGGTTGCTAAGGTACTGTTCGGTGGCGTAAGCATTATACTCACCCCACTCGTCTTCCACTGCTGGTACCTCGACAGCCCGGATGTCCAGTCTGGCGTACTTATTTCTCGTACCCCTGACAGGACCATTACCTAGTGCCATTTCACCAGTTAACAAGAGGCGGCACTTGTCTCTTGAAAAACCCGAGGCTCTCTGCGCTGCACTACAGAAGAGCTGCGGGATCGTTAAATCTCGGGCACGGTTCGCCAATGACCACGCGGAGGAGCATAACGTATTCATGCTCTCCATTAAGTCAAGTTTGCGCTCCGTCACCCAGTTGCCGTTGATCAATGATGCTATTGAACGTGCTGAGTATCCTTGGGCGTTAGTGTCACTGACAGCCACTCTCAAGAACTCTGCAGTTTCGTAGCCTACGCTCTGTTTTGCAGGGTTCATCTTTATGCCCGAACGCTCGATGGCCTGCATTAATTCAGCAGCATCGGTGGTGGAACGGCAAACGATGAAGCCGTCATCTCCGACATGTATGGAAGCCAATCTTGGGAACAGGTCCGGGGCGGCGAGTGTCAGGTACGCTTCATTGAGTACGCTGTTAACAAAGGTTGTAGCTCTGTGACCAGACATCAGCGTGCCTTGCAACTTTCCTATGTACTCACCGTGGCATCGAACGTGGGCGTTGTCAAATGAGGATACGATCTTGGCTGACCGGGCTGGATCGTAACCGACTAGGGAAGTCAGCTCTTCAAACAACACCTTCATCGAGTCAGTAGTGTGTGCCTCATTGAAGCTGTCGTAATCGACCATCACGTTAACTCCGCCGTACGACTGAACCTTACGCATGCGGTTTATATTCCCGAGCACACCGGCAGAACCTGGGTCTAGCGATACTCGATAACCGCGCCAGGCGTCCTCGACCGGTCTTAGCAACCACTCGAATGCGAAGTACGTCTCCGAGTCGCCACCATAGATGGGTCGGACTTTGCCAGGTTCAAGTTTGGCTGAGGCGCTGAAAAATGATCTGCCGGACCAGACGTCAGGATTCCACGTCTTAAGGTTCTCAGCAAACATTTTTCTGTACGCACGAGGGATCTTCTTCGGGATGACACTTCTGCCCCTCAGTGCGTTCTCACTACCTACACTGTGGCTTCCGTTGACACACCACATCCAACGTGACGTCCATTTATCCTCGTCGCTTGGAAAATGCAGGCGCTGCATGTCTATCTCGCGCTCGAGGATGCTTCGGACCACAGGTCGGAGCTTAGCAGGGTCGGCTCTGAATAATGATTCCTGTTGAGAAGCTGGCTGGCATCTCTTCAAAGCATCACTCCTGAGGTCGAAGTTACCAACACCGCGGCCTAGTAGGCATGCTACTTCGGTGATCTGACCGCCAATTTCAGTGCTGTTGGCACCTATAGCTTTCACTATGGTGGACAGTTCCTTTGCACCCTTGGGGTCCTGGATGAACCTCACGGCTGTAAGCACAGGGTCTGGCAACCTACCTTCGAGGCAACGGGCGTGCACGAGACAACAGGCGGCTTGATCGTTAGTGAGTCCCGCCATAAAAGGACTTACAGCGCGAAACCGTTGCGCAAGGTGAGGATAGTACCTCTTCATGTCGCTCCACACGTCGGAAAAGAAAACATTAGCCTTTTGAGCAGCACCAACAAAAGGCTTAATCGGGAAGAGGTCGAGCTCTTTCGCACGGTCCAGGTCTAACACCGCCAGACCGTTCCTCGCAGGCGCAGGAGCAAGGGCCTCGTCAGTCAATCTCTGCAGCAGGGAGCTCGATACTTTGACTTGAAAAGGGTAAGTGCACAAGAGTAAAGAAGCTGCTACTGCAACGGTCTCGCCATACAATACTTTGAGTTGTTCTACAGTGACCCACTGAACGACGAGAGATTCAGGGAACAACGTTACGTCATATTCACGGATGAGTTCATTGTACAGGAACTCACCGACTGCGCCGAATTTTTCCACAGCTGTAGACTTTAGGTTAGGTGCAGGTTTAACAGTTTTACGGATGACAGGTTTCATACTATATAAAGGCAAGGCTCGTTTAGAAGCCATGTCCTTGGCATATTTCGCGTTGTCGACGTCGGAGGCTGAACGCTTGACAGCTGGTTCTCCGAGTATGAAGTGCCCTACTCGCAGTTTAGGGCTTTCGGGCCGCGTCGACATTAAGCAGCTAGCTGCTCAGGGGCTTCCTCAACTGGTTGAGAGGAAGTTGACTGAGCAGCTGCGAATTCGTCGACGATGTTGGCAGAGATTGGGCCTGCTCCGGTAACGCGTACGGTTTGGGCAGGGACAGGGGCACGGTTTGCGGCAGTCTCGAGGATCACTGGGAGCGGGGCGCTCACGGTTTCACTGCCTGGGGTGGGGATAGTGGCTATAGGCGACGTATCAGTGGAGACTTCACCTAGGGATGCTCTCACCTCAACGACCTGACGGCTTACTGCCGGGTCACGCAGGCGCTTAGAGCCGAAGCCGGCTTTAAGCGTCATGCCTTGCATCCTCCGTGCAGTATCAAGCGCCAACATACCCTGAGAGTAGCCGCGCCTGGCGTGACGGTCAGGGCCGAGCGGTCCGACTGTGTAGGGTGACAGGTTGCTCACCTTGATGACCACGTCGTTAGTGAGTTCACCGCGGTCGGGGAAGTGTGTCTGGAGGCAGCGCCAAGTGGTGGGATCAATGGAGCGGTGTCGGATCACCGCAACTATGGCACTTCCGGCATACATAGCTTCGCCGGGAGCAGGGTAGGCAACGTCACCACGGGACCACATGTAGTTGTCTAGGTCGCGATCGTTGTCTATACGCTCCTCGACCGACTCGTTTGGTCCGCCGACGTTGCCCCACTGGTCTGGGTCGCACTGCGTGATACGGACATTAGCAAGCCCGTCTAGGAAGTGGTTCTTGAAGTGGAGGGCGGCGCCACTACCTCGGGCGGAGCGCCATCCGAACGCAACTTCCGATAGCCCTGTGTCGGTGTCCAGCAGCTTGAAGCCCTCGAAAAGGGGGAGTGTGCCAGGGAGATCGTACCGAGCCAAGGGACCGAAACCTGCCTTTGTCGCCGTGTAAGAGCTAACGTCGAAGTGGATCACGCCGGTCGGTTCGATCCAGTAATAAGGGCACACGGTCGCGTACCCTAAATGGCGACTCTCGCGCAGGCCTGGCTGTTGGAAGCACAGCTCGAGGTGGGACTGGGCAGTCAAAGCTGCGTCTTCGCTGTGTACAAAGCGAAACAGCTCGCACAGAAATTTGATGTAATTCCGCGCAAAATGAGGAGCCGTGCCGGCGATACGCGCGACTAACTCGCTCTTGTTGTCGTATGAGTCTTCATCCGACGCGTCTGTAGGGTCAGGGTCGTCCATAGCGTGCTCACCTGGCTTGGACTTGTCGTCAGGGTCACGTTGTTGGACGAACGTGCTCGGGTACATCCGGCCGTCCCTTTCCACGCAAGGGTCGCAGATCGCAGTACCAGCTGCAGTGGCCAGGGCGACAGAGTCAACAAGACTGATCATAGCCCCGATCGAGAGGTTGGCTGGGATCGGGAGACCAGTCCAACTCTTCGACTGGAGGTTGATGGCTCCGTAAGACGGCCGGAAGTGCACTTCTCTAAGGACGTCGCGCATGTAGGCGCCTTCGTCAGTCATGCCGACGACGGAGGAGACTCTGTGGACGCCTTTAGTGAAGGCATAGGCGAAAATAGCTCCGGCGGAGGCAAGCTCGTAGTTGCTGCCGATAAGTCGGAGAGCCTCGTAGCAACCGAGCGCAAGGTTACCATCCGTAGCGGAAGGGATCAAGGCCCTACCATCCTTGTCAACGGCGAACATCTCCGACGCGAGGACACTCCCCACACCAGTCGCTGCGTAAGCAAGCGCACACAATGTGTTGGGGGTGGCAACCGTATCCACCATACGAGGGACGAAGATTGTCATGTCGCCATTGGCAAACGGGGCGTAGTTAGGGCCTATCATTTGCACGTTGGCATCACGGCCACCACTGAGGTCGTGGGGCATAAGCGAGCCGCTGTGCGAGTAAAAAGTCATACCGACGGCTAAACGGTAGACAAGGGCCGACAGGTCCGCCAAGTGGAAGTCGCCGCCAGCGTTGAAGTACTTCTTCACGTTCGTGGCGAAGGACTTCGATTCTTGTTCGTTGACCTTGAAGGGTTGGGCTACCCTGAGAACAGAATCGGGGGGCTGGGCGAAAGCCTCGGGGCGGGAGTACTGCGCGGCTCCGGGCACCGTAACGGGACGGGTGTCGGGGACTGAAGGGACGGATGTCGCTGCAGCGGGGGTAGGGGCGGAAGGACCACTCTCGGGCACAGAGTCATCCTTTTTGCCCTTGCCAGCCTTCGCCTTCTTGGCAGCCTTTTTCTCGACAGGAGGCCTAGGGGGAAGGGTGACGGCAGCGGTGCCGTAGATTCCTTGGATCTGGATTCCACGGTCAGGGCGGGAACCGAGACGACGGTCCGGGCCGTGGATCGGGTCGGACGCGAAGCGGTAACCCACCTTATAAACGGTGGCATGCGACGCAGTGTCGGGGGCACCGTATACAGTGGTGGAGGTGGTGGTGTCGCTGACATAGCGACGGTACTCAGTGGGCTTCAACACCTGGTGGGTGATGGGGGCACCACTGATGACGAGGTTGAGGTAGTTGGACATTGGAAATTGGGGGTGGCAGAAGTTTGTTTGATGTGTTGCGTACTCTCAGCAGCTTAACGGATCTCCGGACCCACGAATGGGCTCCCTCCCCTTCGGCACTCTCTGAGGTACTGTGCGACCACAGCGCTTACCCACTTTTCAGCTCTCAGCGCATAACAAATCCTTACCCACTTTTCAGCTCTCAGGACTGACTTTCGTCAGGTGTGGAGGTGCACATAGTGCGACCAGGCCTTCAGTGACCTGGAACCAGACAGTTGTACTGCCAACACCCTCTGTGTCCTCGTAGCAGGCTGACATTTAACGTCGAGCAGAG